GGAGCTGATGCGCAGCTCGATTACCGGCGCCCCCCCCGGATCGGTCCGAGGCATGCCTGATCGCACCACCGAGCTGCGCCTCCAGCGGGGCGCCGAGCATCTGCACCGCCTTGGCCCGCGCGCCGTCGCCGAGCTGCTCGCCGAGATCGCCCATCGCACCGGCAGCATGGACGACGTGCTGGAGCTGCTCGGGCAATACCGCGCCAGACTGACCCCCGAGCTGCTGCACCAGGTGGGCGGCGATCGGTTCCCACCTCATGCGCCGCGCGAGGTGCCGCCCGATCTGCGCCGTGGCGGGGGTCGGGCCGCATGAGCGCTGGCGAGACGATCACCGTCATTCGCGCTCGCGGCCGTCGGCTGGCGAAGCGGGTCCGGGCGGACGGCGGCATCGACGCCTACGACAGCGCGCGCACCTACGACCTGTTCACCGTAGGCATCGCCGACCTGGCGGTGCTGGGGCGGCTGCTTGGTGTGCTGCTGGCTCGGCCGGACTGCGCCGTGGTGCGCGGAGCCATCATCGATCCGGCAAGAACCAGGCGCATGCGCCGGCTTGTGCATGTCGATCGGAAGACCGGCGAATACCCGACGCTGGAGGAACGGTCCCGATCATGGTTGGCTCTGGACGTCGACAGCACTGAGCGCCCGGCAGGGGTGGCGGCTGATGATCTGCCTGGCTGCTGGGCGGCTGCCGTCGACCGCCTTCCTGCGGCGTTCCGCGACGCGGCGTGCATCGTACAGGCGAGCGGGAGCCATGGGTTGAAGCCTGGCCTGCGGCTGCGCCTCTGGTATTGGCTGGATCGCCCCTTGTCGGGCCTGGAGGCGAAGCGCTGGCTGCGAGGCTTCCCGGTCGACCCTTCGGTGTTCCGGCCGGCCCAGGTGATCTACACCGCCGCGCCCGTCTTCGATCGCCCCGCCGACGATCCTCTGCCGGCGCGCATGACGCTGATCGAACGGCCGCGCGGCATCGTCCATGCACCGCCGGCCTCGGCACTGGCACCACCGCCCCGCCCGCCGGCGCCACTCCCCGCCGCCGGCACCGCATCGGCGAATCGGTATGTGGCGGCCGCACTGAGAAACGCGGCCGCCCGCGTGGTGCGCGCCGGCATCGGCAGCCGCCACGACACCATCCTGTCCGAGGCCCGAAACCTGGCCCGATTCGTTGCGGCCGGATTGCTCGCGGAAGGCGAGGTCCTCGCCACTCTCGCCGGCGCCGGCGAGCATGCGGGGAAGCCCCGCGAAGAATGCCAGGCCATCGTTGCATGGGCGTTCGCCCATCCGTCCGTCGCAAGCCTGCCAGCTGGAGCGCGCGCCTGATGGACGCTATGAACGAAAATGCGTCGCATGGCGACCGGGTGGCGGACGCCCTGGTGATCGGCGACTGCGCTGCGATGGATGAGATCGATTACGGCCGGAATCGCGCGCCGACGGCGAAGAGGCTTGGCATCCCCGTAAGGACGCTGGACGCATTGGTTGCCAAGGCTCGCGCTTCATCCGAGCCGCCCCGGTTCAGGGATCCCGATGACATCCGGCCACCGGAGTTCTCCGACGATGGCCTGGCGCTGCGCTTTGCCGCCAAGCACGCCGATCGCCTGCGCTATGTGGCCGCTTGGAGCCAGTGGATGATCTGGGAAGCCGGGATATGGCGCAACGAAAACACTTTGCGAGCCTTCGACCTGGCACGGGTGGTCTGCCGCGATGCCGCCTCGCGATGCGACCAGCCGAAGGCTGCTGCTGCTCTTGCCAGCTCGAAGACCGTGGCGGCAGTTTCCAGCTTGGCGCGCGCGGACCGGCGCATCGCCGCCACCATCGACCAATGGGACGCCGATCCGTGGTTGCTGAACACGCCGGGAGGGGTGGTCGATCTTCGGACTGGGACGATGCGCCAGCACCGGCCGGACGACTTCATGACGAAGATCACCGCCGTGGCGCCGGGAGGCGAATGCCCGCTGTGGCACCAGTTCCTGGCCCGCATCACCGGCGGCAACGGCGAGCTGCACGACTCCCTTCAGCGCGCGATGGGATACGCGCTGACCGGCAGCACCAGGGAGCACGCCCTGTTCTTCGGCTACGGCACCGGCGCCAACGGCAAGGGCACCTTCCTGAACACGATGACAGGGATCTTCGGATCATACGCTGCGGTGGCGCCGATGGAGACCTTCACGGCGTCGTCGGGCGAACGCCACCCGGCGGACATGGCGATGCTGCGCGGCGCGCGCCTGGTGGCCGCGCAGGAGACGGAGGAAGGCAAGCGATGGGCGGAGAGCAAGATCAAGGCCCTGACCGGCGGTGACCCCATCACCGCGCGCTTCATGCGGCAGGACTTCTTCACCTTCACGCCGCTGTTCAAGCTGTTCATCGCGGGCAACCACAAGCCCGGCCTTCGAGGCGTCGACGAGGCTATGCGGCGGCGGCTCAATCTGATCCCGTTCACCGTGACGATCCCGGCCGCTGAGCGCGATCACACGCTGCCGGAGAGGCTGAAGGCCGAGTGGCCGGGCATCCTCGCCTGGGCGATCGAGGGGTGCCTGCATTGGCAACGGACTGGCCTTCGTACGCCGGCGGCCGTGATCGAGGCGACGACCGATTACCTCGACGCCGAGGACTCTCTAGGTCTCTGGATCGACGAATGCTGCGAGAGAGCATCCGCGCCAGACCCTACCGAAAGCTCCAAGCTGTTCGCTTCCTGGAAGCAGTGGGCAGAGAGCGCAGGCGAAACGCCAGGATCGCATAAGCGGTTCAGCCAAGCCCTTCAGAGCAAGGGCTTCATCCCGAGGCGCATGACCGGCGGGAAATCGGGGTTCGATGGCATCCGGTTTCCGGTGCCGCGCCCCAAGGCCGAGACCACTGCCGACCGGGAGTGAAGGATAGTGAACCGTCTACTGCTTATCGGCGTCACGCGCGCGCGCGCATAACGGGGATATACGGGTGATCCTTCATGATCCTTCACTGGCACCCCCACAAAACCCAACGCCCGCCCATCAAATCCGTCCTTCCGCGCGCGATCAGGCGCGAGCGCGGCCGTCGCGTTATGCGCGTCACCTGCGCGAGCGTCACGTCATGCACGCGCGAGGGCATGCCGGATCATGGCTTCTGCGAGATCGGCCGTCGTTGCGGTCCCGCCGCGTCGCCCTGCCAGGTTCCGGGCCGTCCACTGATCCGCTATCCGTCGATCATGGGCGTTTAACCTGTTCAAACACAGGAAAATATTGCAGTATATCGCGGCGATGTCCGCAGGATGTCCGCAGATTTCATCGGATCGGCCTTCAAAACCCCCCGCTCAGCGCCGCGCGGCCCGTCCAATCGCCCTGCAACTGCCCGGCCTGGACGGCCGATCCAGGGAGACGCGCCTGATCCGCCAGATCCACGCCGATCTGATCGCGCATGTCGGCGGCAAGCCGTCCGTGACGCAGGCCGCGATCATCGATCAGCTGGTGCAGCTCCGTGTCCGCATCGCCACCATGGACCGGGAATTCGCTGAGACAGGCGACACGACCGGGCACGACACCAAGACCTATCTGGCCTGGGCGAACAGCTACGCCCGCCTGCTGCGCCACCAGGGCCTGAAGGGCGTTGCCGAGCGCCCGCCGTCGCTGGCCGACCACCTGGCGGCCCGCACAGCCCCGGTCAGGGGTGCCAAGCCCTGATGGACCCCGTGGCGCACATCCTCACCGCTGCCGTCGCCTGCGGCCTCATCCTGGTGGCCGGCTGGGGTCGGCCGCGATGAACATCCTGGAGGCGATGGACGACCCGGCGCTGTTCGGCCCCCACTTCAGGGGCGGGTCATGGACAGCCTGGCGGGCATTCCTGGCGGCGCTGTTCGGTCTGCCGATGCCGGACGATCAGCTGGCGCTCTACCGCCACCACACGGGCCGCGTGGAGCCGCCGTCAGCCCCGTTCACCGAGGCGGCGCTGATCTGCGGGCGGCGAGGCGGCAAGTCCCGCGTTCTGGCGCTGATCGCCACCTACCTCGCGACGTTCCGGGACTATGAACCGTTCCTGGCGCCGGGCGAGCGCGCCACCGTGGCGATCATCGCGGCCGATCGCCGGCAGGCCCGCTCGATCTTCCGGTTCACCATCGGCCTGCTGACCACCGTGGACATGCTGGCGGACCTGATCGACGACGACACGGCCGAGACGATCACGCTGAAGAACCGGGTGGTGATCGAAATCCACACCGCCAGCTTCCGGGTGACGCGGGGATACACCTTCGCGGCGGTGCTGGCGGACGAGACCGCCTTCTGGCGGACCGACGACAGCGCGGTGCCGGACATCGAGATATTCCGGTCTCTGCGCCCCGGCATGGCGTCGATCCCTGGCGCGATGCTGCTGAACGCCAGCAGCCCCTATGCCCGGCGGGGCGTACTCTGGACGACGTACCGGGCGCATTACGGCCGGGAGGGCGCCCGCGTGCTGGTCTGGCGCGGCACCACGGTGGAGATGAACCCGACGATCGACCCGGAGATCATCGCGGAGGCCTATGCGGACGACCCGGAGAGCGCGGCGGCCGAGTATGGCGCCGAGTTCCGCAGCGACGTGGCGGCGTTCGTGGCGCGGGAGGTGGTGGAGGCCGTCACCGTGGCCGGGCGGTTCGAGCTGGCGCCGCTGCCCGGGATCACCTACGCGGGGTTCGTCGACCCGTCCGGCGGTTCGGCTGACGCGATGACGCTGGCGATCGCGCACGTCCGGCCGGCACCCAAGGGCAGCACCGCATCGGCGCCGGGCGACGACGTGGCGGTGCTGGACGCGGTGCGCGAGGTGCGGCCACCATTCAGCCCCGAGAGCGTCGTGACCGAGTTCGCAGGCCTGCTGCGGAGCTTCGGGGTCCGGACGGTCACCGGCGATCGATATGCCGGCGAGTGGCCACGCGAGCGGTTCCGGGAGCATGGCATCGCGTACGAGGTCGCCGAGCGCCCGCGGTCGGACCTGTATCGCGATCTGCTGCCGATGCTCAATTCGGGCGACCCGGGACAGCATCGACCACCCCGCCGGCGGCCACGATGACATCGCGAATGCCGTCGCCGGCGCGCTGCTGCTGGCGGCGAAACCGAAACTGAGGCCGGCCCGCATGCTTCGATTGGACATCATGAGCCGATGACAGACCCCGCACCAGCACCCGACCAGGTGATCACGGACGACCAGCTGCGCGCCGAGCTGGAGCGCGATCCGAACCTGCTGCACCGGCTCCGCGCCGACGAAGAGCGGGCGTATGAGGAGGTCAGAAAGGACCATGTGCTGCACAGCGACTATCTCAAGCAGGTCAAGAGCGCGATCGACGACGAACGCGGCGAAGTTCTGCAACCGAGCAAGGGCGGCAAGCCGGTCGCAGGGGGCGGATCGACGGACCTTGCTGAGGCGCGGCATCTGCTTGTGTCGATCGCAACGTACAAGGCGATCCAGGAAGGCGCGCCGCATCTGCACAAGCGCCCGGCCGACGCGCCTGCGGTCGACCCGAGGAAGAAGTGATGTGGCAGCGCCGAGGCTTCATCGCTGGGCCGCTCCCGGCCGGTCAGCCGGGCTTCATCCCGCGCGCGATGCGATCATACCGGAGAGGCAAGCGAATGGCCGATGAACCGAAAGACGCCCGCACCATGACGGACGCGGAATATGCCGCCGCCAAGGCGAAGGTGGTGAAGGAAGGGCGGGCCCAGCAGCGCGCCAACGACGCTGCCGCCGAGCTGCGCCGCATCAGCGCCCGCTTTCCAGAAAGGAAGCCGACCGATGGCTGAGATGTTGGATCACCAGCTGGCGGACCAGGTGCGGCATCACAGGTCGCTGGCGGCCGACGCCCACGCCAGACTGACCGGTGTGCGGCCGATGCCTGCGAAACTGGTTGCGGCGGCCCGGCGGCATTTCGAAGCGCGCTTCCAGCGGGTCGACGCATCGGACCGAGCGGCGCAGATCCAGGTAGCGATGGCGGCTGCGGAGGCGATGCGCGCATTTGCGTCGCTGAGCTACAACACCAGGCTCAAGATCGAAATGGCCGAGACCCGGATCGAGCGGACCGGCTACGTCCCGTCCGTCGCGGCCGAGGCCGAGGCGGCCTTGGCTGACCATCCCGTGCTTGGCCCGCTGAAGGCCGAGCTGGACCGCGAGGCGACCGAATGGGCGGCCGAGGTGGCCCGGCGCGAGGCCGCCAGAAGTGCGGATGCGGCTGCGCAGTTCCCTGCCATCCTGCTGGAGCGCCTGCGTCGGTCCGGCCTGAATCTGGCGCTGGACGCGAAAGGCCGCCTCGCCGCACCGGCGAACCAGACGATCGGTGCCGACGACCGGCAGCAGATCATCGACAACCACGATGAGCTTGTCGCCTTGCTGAAGGCCGAGGCCGAGGCGGCACGCCTGGTGCCGGTGAAGTAGACGATGGCAACGGGATCGGTCCAGCCGCTGAGGGTGTCCGGCACAGCCGTGGTCGCGGCATCCACCACCAGCGCCAACGTCCAGCTCGCCGGCGCCGGCGATAGCGTGCTGGTGACCAACCTGGCCGCAGCACCTGCATTCGTTGCATTCGGCACGGATGCGACGGTAACGGCAGCACAGGCGAGCATCGCCGTTCCTGCGGGGCAGCGCCTGCTGTTGAGCATCGGGTTGGCCAGTTGGGCGGCGGCGGTGCTCGCGAGCGGAACGGGAAACATCAGCTTCAGCCGCGGCGACGGCAGCGCATATTGACAATGCGCCGCAGCGCCAAGCTCCATGAAAGGACAGCAAGATGATCTTGCAGAAGCCCGTGGCCTATCGATCATTCTTTTGGTCAGGCCAGCAGTCCGTTCTCTTCCCAAGCATGACTTCGACGTCTTGGCAGCTTTTTCGTCCGCCACAGTGGCGCCCATCCCGCCGCCCGGGGGCCTGATCAACGGGTGCTCGGCGTATCTGCTTTGCAACAATGGACCAAGCGACATCAGGGTCAGGTTTGGCGCGAGCGCGAAGGTTCACGTCGATCCGAATTCGGCAAATTCCATCGTCGTCCCAGCACAGGCATCAGTGCTGGTCGACGAGAGTGAGCCAGCGGCGGCCGCCTGGACGAGTTCACAGGGTATATGGCTCGCAACCGTGGCACCAAATGGGGCCGGGAAACTGACGGTCTATTCGGGGATAACGCGCAAACTGATCCTGTTCGAGGACCTGGGCGCCAGCACCGATCCGATGGACCTGATCAACTCAAGCGGTGGAAATCCGTTCTTCACAAGCAACCAGGCCGCCGGCACGCCTTCTTGAGGCGAACAATTTGAAGGACTCACCATGAGCGAAACCATCGCGCAATCGCGCCAGGCGACTTCTCCGATCCTGGAAGCAACCGACAGCCTCGGGCGGAAACTGAGCATCCAGAAACTCGACATCCTGAAGGAACTCGATCTGATCGAGGGCGCCGGGAAGGCCTCGGAAAACAATCGGTGGATGATGCTCGCAACGCTGGCCGCGTGCGTGACAGCGATCAATGGCGTGCCGTGCATCGCACCGTCCACACGCGATTTGATCCGCTCGCAGGTGCAGCGCGTCGGCCCCGAGGGCATCAAGGCTGTGGCTGACGCCTTGAACGAAGCCATGCCCGACGAGGCCGAGGCGGGCGGCGCGCCGGCCGAGCTGGACGCAGCAAAAAACTGAGCAGGCACCCCGTGCTTCGGATGATCTTCCGTCTCGTGAAACATGGGGTGCCCTGGGACGTCGCCTGGTCGCTTTCACCGGCCCGGCGTCTCGCCTACATCGTGGTGGCCGGCGAGTTGGACGGCGGTAGTTTCGACTGGCACCGCCTGGCGTGGAGGGAACCGCGATAATGATGAGTTTCCGCAACCTCGATGCCTTCCTGGCGCACCTGGCGACGGTGCCGGCCGCCGTGAAGGTGGCGCAGAAACACGGCCTGGAAGAGGGCGCCAGGCTCATCGAGCGCGAGGCCAAGGACCTGATCGGCCAGGAATACCCCGGCTGGGAGCCGCTGGCGGAGTCCACGGTCGAGGAAAAGCGGCGCCTGGGCTACACGGGCCGCGATTCCGCGACCGATCCCCTCTATCGCACCGGCGAGCTGCGCGCCTCGATCCAGCACCGCGTGGACGAGACCTCGGCGCAGATCGGCACCGATGATCCGATCGCCGAATACCAGGAGCACGGCACGACGAAGATGCCGCCGCGCCCGTTCATGGCGCCGGCCGCTCACCGCAAGGGCGAGGCAGCGGCGAACGCGATCGGCAAGGCGGTGGGACATGCGGTGGCCGGGCTGCGGCTGCCCGAGCCGACCAACCTCAATGAATGATGGCGTGGATCGTCGCCAGGACCGGCATTGCCAGGACGGCCGCGAT